GTGTGTGTTAAAGTTGTGTCTGAATCAGCACCAAAATTTATTACAGCACTGTCTGATAATAATGAAATGTCATCTGAAAAAGTTGCGTCAGCACTGAAAACCGGAGTTGCTGTAAATGTAGCAACACCTGTTACTCCTAGCGTCCCACCCACTGTTGCGTTTCCTGACACACTTGCTGTGCCGTCCACGATCAAACCTTCGTTGATGTTCACTGATGATGAATCATCTGAACTGATTGTTGTGCCTGCAAATCTAAGAGCTGAAGCAACCACTCCACCTGTGCCGTTTGGTAATAAAATAATGTCTTCGTTGGATCTTGCTGATGTAATTCTTCTTCCGTTAACATCTAGATCTCCACCTAGTTGCGGAGTTGAATCTTCTATAAGATCATTGGCTTCTGCTGTAGAGCCGTATAACTCGTCAAAGTTATCGTTAATTTTGTCGAATGCTGTTCGTAATGGATCACCTGTGCCGTCGTTTGCACTAGATCCTATGTTAATTGCTTGTTTTGCCATGTTGATATCCTCTTTTTATAAGATTATTTAGTATAGATTCTAAGAACCTAATGTAATTTAAACGTCGAACGTTATCCTTTGGAACTTGAATACTGTGCTGTTGTCTGAAATGTTTGTGACCAACACCCTTACATTTCCACTGTTAATATCAGCGGAGAATGTTGTTAGTGGACCTGTATAGTCTGTAGTTGAACCAAATGTGGAGATATAGGCGTTGGTACCATCGTGTGTGACATTGGCCTCCACAACTTCAAACCTACTGTTTGTTGCGTCAGTAATTGATATAAAATATTTTGCACTTCTGAAACTTGATGCACTAAAAGTGTTCAACACCGAGGTAGCGGAACTTGCCACTGTTGTTGTTGCATCAACAAGATCCGAATTATTAAGTGTAGCACCTGCAGTGGCGAATGAAAGCGTCCCTAGTCCGTCTGTTTTGATAAACTGGTTTGAGCTTCCATCTGATACTGGGAAAGTAAATCCACTTATTGTTACTCCACCAGTTCCATTTCCTGATAGTTCAAGGTTTGCGTTTGAGGAATTTGTTTTGACCGTGTTGTCATCGATTGTAATCTGACCAAGGGTCAACGCCTGGGTAACTGTCAATGTTGTGAAAGTTCCTGCCGCCGCCGTTGTTCCACCTATAACTGTGCCGTCTATGGCACCACTGTTGATGTCTGCTTTTGCAATGACAACCTGTCCTGTTCCTGCCGGGGATAGGATCAAGTCCGAGTTGGATGCTGTTGCCTTGATATGGTTGTCTGTGATGTTGATATTGTCATCGATTGTAAGGCTGTCAACTATGACAGATCCTGTTCCACCTGGCGCTAATCTTATGTCAGCATTAGAACTTGAAGATATGATGTTATCATTGAATGTAAGGTTGTCTACTGTGACTCCACCACTTGTGAAAGTCATTGCTCCTGTTACGGTTAATGCTCCGAGAGTTGACAATCCCGAAACATTCAAAGTTCCGGTAGTGCTTAAATTTTCATTGCCAAAACTTATTGCTCCACTGGAGTCAGTAATAGATCCATTTGCAAGTGTAAGGTTGCCAAATGTGGAACCTGTTCCTGCGTTCATTGTTCCTGTGGTTGTCAAATTTTCATTGCCAAAGCTGATTGCCCCTGACGAATCTGTTATCGAACCATCCGCAAGGGTTAAATTTCCAACTGTGGATCCTGATCCTGCTGAAATGGCTCCTAAGAAGTTAGTGGATCCTGACACTGTCATTGATCCATCAACAATCAAGCCTTCGTTGATATTGATAGTAGATGAGTCAGTTGAGCTCAAAGTAGTGCCTTCTATCTGTATTGCACCAAAGACAACATTTCCTGTTCCAGCCGGAATCAAATTAATATCTTCATTGGATCTTGTGCCTTCGATGTTGTTTCCATTGATTCTTATTGCCGGAAATTCCACTGCTCCGGTGCCGGCCGGTTTGAAAACTATGTCATCGTTTGTTCGCGTGGCTCGTATTTCGTTTCCTGTTACCTGTATTGTTGTAAGGTCAAATCCTGCAGATGCATAAATTTCGGTGAAGTTGGTGTTCACCTTGATCATTGCGTCTCGTAACGTGTCTCCTGTTCCGTCGTTTGCGTTTGATCCTACATTTAAAACTAATTGTGTCATATGCTATACGTCTATCAATCTCCTAACTGAGGTTACTACATGTGTGTTACTTGTACTTATCTGACCTCTTAACCTCACATTGTCGCCATCTATGTCAGCACTGAACGTGACCAGATCTGTACTAGCACTGTTTGTTCTTCCAAACACAGAAATGAATGGAGTAGTGCCGTCGTGGGTGACACGAACATCAACAAGTTCATAGTTTCCTAGTGTTCCTGCATTTGAATCAGATATTGAAACAGTGTAGAAAGCACCTCTGTGCGTGGTTTTATCGAAAGTATCCAGAGTGGAAATGTTAGATGGATTACCCGCCGCCCTGTCTAGGTGAACCTGCCATGCGTTGATTGTGCCTTGTGCCCTTGTGTCGGCGAGCGACGCCCTCACCTTGGCGTTGCTTCCTTCCACGGCTGTTGTCCAGTTGACAAGATCGGTGGTGGCGGAATCTGTGTTGATACCGTGTCTCAGATTGTATGCGTCTGTGCCATCTGTGACAACCATGAATTCATCTATGGCCGACTTGTCGTCTGTCTGGTGGGTTACTGCCACGTACATGGCACCCTGTGTGCTGGCGTGTGCAAATGAATCTATCTCAGTGTACTGCGTTCCTGCAGGCACAGGTATGTGAATCCTGTATGCGTTGACAGTAGTCGATCCACCTGATGTAGCAGACGCTTGTACTACTGCTGTTGCTGAAACTTGATTGACAGTGAGATTCAACATAGGTGTCTCTTCTGTGCTGACCTGTGGTCCTTCTGATATACTTGCGTTAGTACCATCACTGATCACCGTGGCCTCCATTATACAACTGTCATTTGATTTTGTTCCAATTATTATGTAGTGTGCCGCCGCATACGTGCTAGTGTTAAAACTATCTATCAATGTGGCCGAACTTGAAATGGTCTTTGCGTTTATTACATTTACGTTTGTGCCGGTTGATGCTGACTGGTCATCTGCTAATAAAATTCTATACATGTGAATCCTCAAGTTGGTCTGTAGTCCTGCCGCACTTACCACAACATTGGAACCGTCTATGGCCGCGGTAAAACTACACAGAACATCTGTTGAAGCGGCACCTGTGTTGCCTGAACTATGTTCGTTATAACTTGTGATGAACGCATCGGTCCCATTGTGTACCACAAGTAGTTCTGTGTTCATAACTTCACCACCTGATGCATTCTTAACAGACACAAAGTATTTTGCACCCCTGTGGTCTGCATGTGCGAATGAGTCAATGCTCTCCGAAGCACTGTCAACATCTGTGTTGATCTCAACTGTGGCCAAACTGGACTCCTCACCAACATATCCTGTGGAGTCACTGTCGCCAAGTCCTATCCTGTATGTGTTTATAAAGTTCTGGATTGTCGTGGAACCATCGTTGATGCCAGTTAGGTTCAAACGTATGTTGCCATCGTCAACACTGGCGTTTGCTGTGACCACGTCGTACTCCTCCGACCTCACCACACTACTGTCTGTTACGAATGCCTCGATACTGCTGTCGTCACTGGTGCCATGTAGCAATGAATACTTGTGGAATGCCAACCTACCAGATGTCATGTCCTTGGCCAATGCAAGATAGAAAGCACTGTCATACTTGGATGATGCAAATTCGTCAACGGTCTCTTCGGTTTCAAATCCTTGTCTTGATGTTTGTGTGGTTGTGACATGGTCAACCTCTGTGGTTGTGATCTGTCCAATGTCTGTTGCACCGACTATGGCGATTGGAGTGCCTGACCTGTTAACTTCCGAGTCTGACAACAGCACCCTGTACATGGTTACCCTGCAGGTTCCTGTCGTACCGTTGGCACCTCGCAATCTAACGTTGCCTCCACTTATGTCCGCAGTGAACGTGGCCAGTGGTGTGGTCTCTTCGTTGGATATTAGCAAATTGTATTCTTGAACGAATGCATCTGTGCCATTGTGTACAACCAATACCTCGGAAGATGATACTTCATTGGAGGTCGTGTTGTTGACCGAAATAAAATATTTTGCACCTCTAAAAGAAGAAGCGGAGAATGTGTCTAGGTTTGCCGCCGCCGAATCCAGATCTGCCACCACCAAAGTTTGCTGTTGTGTAAATGTGGAACTCCCTGCCTGTGTGCCAGAAGAGTCATTGTCACCAAGGCCTATCCTGAAGAAGTGCAGTGTGTTAATTGCTGAAGTTGTTGAACCATCTGCTAACTTTCCTCCTGTTCCTAGTAGCCTCACTCTGTCTGTTGCCGCCCTTATGTCTGTAGATAGTTGCACCTCCTCTGCGGCCGACGTTCTTATGATCTGTGATGACCCAGAGAATGAGTCAAAGGTTGACCCATCATTTGTGCCACGTGCAAGTATGTGTTTCTGCATTTGAAATTCTATCGAACTGTCTGCCTCCTCGACCCTACTCAAAGTCACGTAGAATGCACTGTCGTACTTGGCGCTTGGCCAGTCATTTATCATGCTGGTTCCTGTCGTTATCGATTCATTTTCACCTGTTGACAAGTTGGCGTCTAGTACCACCTCAGACGTGAAACCAATAGTGGCCTGTGCGTCCTGTATTGTAGATTCACTGAAAGATATGGAAACACCAGCGAATGACAGGTTTCCACTTCCATCGGTCTGGATGAACTCACCTGTTTGGCCGTCACTATTGGGCAATGACAAACCATTTACCACAACATTGCCTGATCCACTGGCCTCAAATTCTAAATTGTCATTGGTCCTGTTAGTTGAAAGCGTGTTACCCGAGAAAGTGATCTTGTCAGGAATCACTAAAGAGCTATAACTGATCGGTTGTGTAAAATTTCCAGCGGCAGGTTCGTTGGCACCGATCACTGTGTTGTCTATCGTACCCGCGTCAAGATTAATATTATTGATCACAACAGATCCTGTGCCACTGCCTGCTAAATCAAAGTCGGCATTTGTTGTCGTTACTTTCAAAATATTGTCGGTGAAGTTAAGAGATGAATCTATTGTAAGGTTGCTTACATTCACGACACCTGTGCCACCCGGTGTTAATCTAAGGTCAGCGTTTGAACTTGTTGAAATAATGTTGTCGTTGAATGTAAGGTTGTCAACAGTGATTGAATCTGCGAATGATGTCGCTCCAGAAACCGAGATCGATCCCATGGTTGTGAGGCCCGATACATCAAGTGTTCCTGTGGTGCTTAGATTCTCATTGCCAAAACTGATTGCCCCACTCGAATCAGTAATAGATCCATTCGCAACAGTTAAGTTTCCTATCGTTGAACTAACTCCTGCATTGAATGTTCCTGTTGTGGTTAGGTCTTCATCTCCGAAACTTATGGCACCGCTGGAGTCAACTATGGATCCGTCACCTAGCGTCAGGTTGCCGAACACCATGCCTGTGGCAAAAGTCTGAGCCCCAGTGAAAGTAAACCCGTCTGCTGTTGTGTAGTCACCGTCTACAACTAAATTTTCATTAATATTTACAGATGAAGAATCAGGTGAACTTATCGTGGTTCCGCTGAAACCCAGTCCAGCGATAGTGACTTTTCCTGAACCGTTGGCCCTGATCTTGATGTCATCGTTTGTGTTTAAAACTTCTATGTTGTTGTCATTGAATCTTATGCCCGGGAAGAGAACCGTTCCTGTGCCTGATGGATGCACAAATATATCAGCGTTTGACAGTCTGGATGTGATGTTGTTGCCTAAGAACTTGATATCTGCCTTAACGGAGGTAATATCAAACAGTTCAGTGAAATTACTGTTTATCTTCTGGCCGGTTTCATAAAGCGAATCACCTGTTCCGTCATCCGCATTCACACCTACATTGATTACTTCTTGGGTCATATCAACTAATATTTAGTGTATTTTGGTATATGCGTCTAACGGCTATTAACCTGTGCTGACCTTAAGATCTGTGCCGTCTCTGAACAACTGTCCAGCCACACTTGGATTACTTGAGGGTAAATTGGCCATAATGACTTTTGCTGTTAAGATTTCAACTGCTCCAGTACCCGATGCGTCGATTTGTAAGTTAGCATTGGATTCATTAGATGTTATTTTATTGTCTGCTACGGTCACGGCACCTAAAACAATGTTGCCTGTGCCATTTGCTGTTAACGTCAAGTCACTATTGGTTACTATTGGTGAGATCGCGGTGTTGTTAATTTGTAATTGATCTATTTCAATGATACCTGTGCCGTTGGCCTGTATTTTTAAATCACCGTTTGTTACACCTGTCGTCAATAGGCCTGTGTCGCCATCACCTACTAGTTGGAATACCTCTTCAAAATTCGTATTGATCTTGGTCATTGCTGTCCGCAATGAATCGCCTGTTGCCGGGTTTCCCAGTGTTCCTGTGTCTATGTTTAATCTAGCCATATTAAGTATACTGCTATTTATTAAATACAATTGATGTTCATAGAAGCATTAAAAACAATGAGATTGTACGAGCGCCAGTCAAAACTTGGCATATATCACACGTTCCATAGGAAAAATACAGTATTCGTTTTCAAGTGCGATTCATGTTCTGTGACTTTCCTGAGGCCAAAGGCCAAAGTTGACCCTGATCGTGCTACCAATGACTACAAGCACGTTTGCCCACACTGTGATACCAAAAGGTTTGCCCAGAAAGTCGGGATAAAAATGCGTAAGGTCTACAAGATCGATGCCAGTAGCACAAAGACCTTATAACTTTCTCCATTTGATGTCATCTCTATAACCTGTAATCCATCTCTGTAGATCGGCATATATTGCACACTTAATATTTGGTTGGTCAAAGTACCATCTTAGGAACGGATTGCCTTCAAGGTATTCTTTGCGATTGACGAAATAAAAATTGGTTTTGGGAAATTTTCGGAATATCTGTCGCAACTGGTACATCCATTCAAACTTTAGATATGCCTTCATTGACGCCCTGTCTGGATAGTTTAGTGAATTCTTGTATATGTTGTTCTGAATCCTGCTGGGAGTATCCATTTCCCATTGCTGGGCACCCATAATGTCAAACGCCATGATTATGATGTGTTTAATGCCGGACTCCGCGGCCATCAACACTGCGGAACAACCTGAACCCTTTGCTTTCGAAAAGTCATTTGTCTTGATTATGCCTTTCTTGAGATCTCCCCCTCGCCACGTCCTATAAATTTTAAGTCCATATGGCATGTCATGTTCGTGGTCTCCATCACAGATGTAGTTCCATTTACTGATGTCGTCGATGCCGTGTATCATCGGAGACTCCTTGCCGTTGTTGTGCCATTTGGACAACTCTTGAAACATCTCTGGATTAACCGCCACTATGTGGTCGCAAAGTTTTGGATGATCCCTGTAGATTGCGTTGCAACCATACACCACTCCCTGTCCTTTAAGTGTATCTATTGGAAATATATTTCTTGACTCACCGTTTCCTATTATGAAAGCAGTGTCCATTACACGCCAAATGATTCGCCACAGCCACATCCACTGGATGCGTTGGGATTGGTTATTTCAAACTGTGAACCAAAGACCTCTTCCTTCCAGTCTATCTTGGTGCCGGCCACATACATCATCGATGCTTCATCAACAACAAACCTACCGGTGTGCCAATCTTCTGTATGATCACCCTCCGCAACATTTTCTTTTGCGTCGATAAATCCCCATTCATATTTGAAACCCGCACAGCCTCCACCGTTCACCTGTAGGCTGACAGCGTACTTGTCAGGATTTTTTGT